GCCATGTATTGATTATACTCCTTAGGTAAGAAATTTAACGACCATGATCCCCAAAACAATGGCACCGATGTTAAATACTGATGATCCCACGATCCAGCTTTTCAAGGAATTTAATTCAGTAGAGATTGAGGCAATCTCGGTTTGAATGTGCGGCAAATGGTTTTCTAGGATAAGTTTTGTATCTTTACTTACTTCACCAAACTCCCTCTCCAGATTATCCATTCTGTTTTTCAGAACCGCTAGGGTGACTTTTCCGTTGTTGGTAGTCATGTTATCTTTTGGTTTGGGAATAATAAGAGGTTAATTCTTCCGGTTTGTAGTATGTTCCCCAGACTCCTTTTGAAGCGTCCCAGCGACCCAACTGGCCATTTTTGATTAAGTAGGCTGCTGCCATAGCCGCAGTATTGGGGTCCATTCTGTCGTTATTGGGGAGTTTTAGAGTAGTGCCTTCTTTTTTTGCATAGTTCATAACCGTATCCCATGTGGGGTCGTTGAATTGGAATAAACCTGCGGCCGTAACTCCTTCTTCAGGGTTTCTCAGGGTAGGATTGAACGAGCTTTCTTGTAAAGCAATATCTCCCAATAAAGAGGCAGGAACTCCGTATTGAGATGAAGCACTAGTAATGGCTCTCTCAACTTCGGGGGTTATGTTGTAGTTTTTAACATTGGGATTACGAGCCATTATTTGTTGGGCCATTTGCAGTGGAGTAGGTGTTGGCGAGGCTTGTGGAATTCCCTGAGGAGCTTGAACGGTCGCCTGCCTGGGGGGAGTGGTGCTGTACTCGTTCGGACCGATCTTGTACAGACCAGAGGCTGTCCTGTTCGATGTGGGTTTAGGGGTAAAAGTGGGGTCTATCAATTCAGGCTTGCTTGGGCCTAGAATAAAAGCCATGGCCTTTTTTAAGAGCTCCTTGTCAAACTTAATCATAGTTATTCGGTGGAAGCGATTCTGGCCTCAATAACTTGTTTTAGTCTGAGTAATGATCTCCTTCTCTCTTCTACGGTATCGGTGAGTTTGGGCATGAGGTCTTTCCAGCGGTTGATGTCTTGGTCGGTGGCTACTCCGCTTTCTCCAGCAAATCCTTTAGCTATAGCGGCAGCATAACCGTTGGTTACTTTGTCTAGGTCTTGTTCCGGCCCTCCCTCGACATTGGGAATGAGACCAAGTAGGCTTTTTACTGAAGACCCAATACCAGTTCCTGCCGACAAAGATAGTTCGACAAGTTGGTCGTAGATGGGCGAGGCCGATTGGACAGCCATTATCGCCTTTTTCTGTGCTGCTGACTTAGCTCCAAACTTAGAGAAGGCTTCAATCTTGGAAATGTTCTTACCTCCGGTGGTGGTGAGGTCGTGCATCATGGCCGCTCGATACTGATCTTCGCTAATTCCTCCGCCATTGTCCTGGGGAAGGTTGATTTGGAATTCACTTATATCTTGGACTGGCTGTTGATCTCCGGTGGGTTGGCTTTCTGTGGTTCCAGGTTGTCCTAGTACGGCGGGGGTTATAATTCTTTTCAACATCTCGGACGTTGGTGAGCCGCCCACGGCTTCTTGAATACGTCCGATCCCTCCAGCCCCTTGTCCTAATTTACTACCAAGGGCTTGGGTCATCGTTCCGAGGGCACTGACCCTCCCGGCAACAGGTAAGAATAGTCCGTAATCAGCAGATGAGGCTAGTCCAGGATATAGGTCATATAGGTCATGTAGTTTGCGGGTCAGTCCTTTCACACTGGGGGCTAATATGCTGTCTAATTGTTTCCAAACGTCCATAGCCACACCTTCTTTTAAGGTCAATGGACTTCCGTTTTCTATTTTAGAAAAGGCTTTCCCTAAATACTTTTGACTAACAAATCTTTTGACTGTCAGAATTCCGGTGTCTGATATGGTAGAGCCTTTGGTAGTCTTTTTGGCCAAAGATAGAATGTCTTTGAGGGCATTGGTGTTGACCTTGTCTCCGCGAATAAAGTTTTCCCCATCCGAAGATACTAATTTCTTTATCTGGTTGAAGGTGGAACCCTTGGATAATTTTCTCCCTGTGTTAGCCGCGGTAACTTCCACTTTCTTGGATATTTTACTAAACAGTTCTGGTAGAGCTCGACGTTGAGATTCGGCCGATCCTTTGCCCAGAGTCACACCATAGTCTTTTCCGTGTTGGATGACTTTATCGACTAGGTCTACTTCTTGTTGGGCGGCCATTGGTCCACGGGCGACTTTGGGGGACAGGATTCCTCTTTGAACCTCTTTCTCGAAATTTTGTCCAGCCTTACCCGCACCTCGGCCAAAGATTTTACCAAAGACTCCTTCTAGGAAGGATCCGGTAGCGGCTCCGCCCAAAGTTGACCCTAGAGTAGCGTCTTCACGAGAGGCTGAGGATAAGGCTCCACGAGCTGCTCCTGGTAATAGTCCAGCTTTGAATCCGGCTACTTTAGATCCGGGAAGGACGAACGAAGCGAGATTGGCCATGGACTTAACTCCTTTGACATCTAGTCCCAGTTTTCCGTCTTGTTCTCTTAAGAGCATGCCTCCGAGCAGGGAGTCGATAATTGAATTGGCATTAAGTTTTGGAGGACCACTGGCGGCGAGGTCGCCCTGTTCTTGTTTGATCCAGTCGGTGGTGGGTTTGACTAAGCTCATCAGAAATGATCCTATCTGCCCCCCTAGTCCGCCAGACTTAGCTGTTGATTGAGCTTGGGCTTTTGGTTGTTCTAGGGGTTCATATCTCCCCGCATACTGTTGGAGTTCGTTATCTGGTAGCTCTCCCACTTGGCCTGTAATTTTGTCTCGTACGCGCATGTTATCTATTTAGATAAGTAAGTCCGAATGGATTAGTCTTGGGTGGGGACCAGGGTTGACTTGTGGGAGTAGGAAGTTTTCCAGTCGAGAATTGACTGTTCCATGATGGGCCGTCACCCTTGAAGTTAGGAGAGATGGCGGGGGCAGTATTTGTCTGACCCTGGGGGAACAAATACTGCAGCCATGAGTTGTCTGTCCCTGTCCCTGTCCCTGTCCCGTCAGTAGATGCTCCCAAGTCTGAGATCACTTGTCCCGTTTGCTTGTTGACCAACTTCTTTCTACCCCCAGCGGTGATGACCTCGGTATCCAAAAGATTAGATTTAGCATTGGCTTGAGCGGTGTCGAATTGTCTTTGGTTTTGGTTTAGTGTCAGCATACTTAACGCTTGAGAGACGGACTCAGAGGAGTTACCGGCTTGCAGTGCGGCGATAGCTCGATCAATGTCACTAATATCGCCTGCCTGGGCTGCCCCCAGTTGACCATACTGAGCCGAGTATTGCGAAGCGATAGGTTGAGTAGCCCCTTGTAGTTGTCTCTCACCAAACCCAGAACCCGGAAGTATCCCACGTCTCCCCAGCTCATTGGAAGTAGCTAATGTAGCAGATTCGGTTTGTTGGGTTTCTCTGCCTTTTAGACCTTCTAATACCGCGTTGTATCTATCTATCAGTGGCTGTTTAGACCCTTGCATGGCAGTGATGGCGGGTTGGTTCTGTTGAATATTAAATTCATTGATTTGTCTGGCCTGGGCTACGAGATCGATTGGAGCTGGAGCTTGATAACTACCTCCACCGCCTGAACTACCTCCACCGCCTGAACTACCTCCACCGCCTGAACTGGATGGACCGCCCTTGCCCTGTCCACCAGTGGCTTTAAAGTCAGCTACTATTGCGGCTTTGTCATTCCAGCCGACATATCCAGGGTATTGTGCTTTTATTTGATCTGCGTTCATAAAAAAAAGACTGATAAATAATATCAGCCTTCTATCTTGCAGATGCGCTAGCTCTTATTAGACTAGTAACTTGAGTATATTACAATTTAATCGAGTGGTCAATTTTCTTCAATGACTGTCTCATTAGCTTTTTGTCATGTAAAGAATCCTTGATCTCTTTGATTTGTTCTGGGGTAGCATCGCTTAAATCAATTTCCTCAATAGGGACGGCATCGTTGGGATAAATAGCCAAAGAATCGGTAATCAAGTATCTATTGTTGGAATCATAAATGAGTATTTTATTCATATTAAACGGCCGATCCGGCGGTATAGTCCAAATAAACCCAGGCACCAGAAAAGGTTATTACTTGAGAACTGGTTCCAGTAGTATCAACCAATAGCCCTCGCCAGGTATTCTTAATAAAATCCCAAGTATGGTAATCATACCACCCCTGAACATTGTACCTACCAAGAGTAACATTCGCTCCCCTAATGGGATAAATTTGATCATTTGAGGTTAGGGCTGTCCCCTGATATATCGAAACGTAGGCATTACCAAAAACTGCTTTATTTTGATAGGGAACCTTAAAAGTTATAGTTGATGTTAGGTTTAGAGCAGACCCCGCACTAAAACTAGCTGTACCACTTCCCCCAACACTTGTCATTGCTAATCCTGTCAAATTTAACTTCGAAGCTCTTAGATAATTTCCCTGGACTTCATTCCTTGACTCAAATCTATAACCAGGAGAATACCCCCGAGCAGTAGCAATAGGAGAATTTCTGGGCTGTAGGTTATTATCAAGCCCGATGTCTTCATATGTTCTCATGTTTTCTCCTCTATATCTGCGTCCACAGTAAAACCATGAAATACAAACTGTGAGTTTCTGGATGATTCATATATTTTCCAGTGTAAAAGTTTTCCCAGTGAGTCACTCGGAAATCTGAACTCCACCACGCCATCGTTACAGTCACCAAGGTCCATCCATTTCTTTTTACCCTTAGTGAAAGTGTCGGTGATGGCTACTTGGACTTTGGCTTGAGCTCCAGGGTTGAAGAAAGCCCACATATAGTTAAGTTTCTTATTAGACTCTGGAGAACCGAAATTTAGCACTCCCTCGGCAATCGCTTCAATCGAAGCTCCATTGTCACTTAATGCTGTACCGGCTAACTGATACACTTGGCCATTTTCTGCTCCGAATAACATTTGTTGTACCCCAGAACTATCTCTGTAGTTTAGCCATGCGGTAGGACGGTTGGCATAAGTATAATTCCCCCACTTGTTTTGTTCATAGTCATAGACAATCACCGCATTGGGAATGGTCTCGTTAGTTAAGTTTTCGGTGATAGTTCCCACCGATATCATATATTTATATTGAAACTGTCCTGCGGGGGCGTTATTGAAAGTTGTCCCAATGATGGCGGAACCAGTATTGTTATAAATCTGACTCTGAACGGGGTTAGATATTAAGCTAGGACGATCTCCATTGTAAGATTCAACTCCCGACCTATTGAGATAAAACCAAAAGTCTTCTATTTGTACTAGGGATTGTGGAGAACTAGGGCCCTGTGTAGTCGGAACCTGCATTAAATTGAACCCATCCCAACGAGCTATGTTTCCAGAATTCTTGGGAATATTCAACCTATCTGCCGCCACAAACAATTGGCTCACCTTACCTGCCCCAGGCACGGTTAATAAGGAAGAATCGGATGTTCCGGTGGTATTCCAGTTTGTAGGGTCGCCAGTGACGCTGTAGGTCACCAAGTTACCCGTACCGCCAGTGTATATCCTATTTTGATATTGAGCTAAGTACGGGGCAACCGGTGCACCGGATGTGTTAGTAAAGCTGGTTCCGTTGGTTGTGTGGCGGACGGCGGTTACTCCGTCTCCAATAATCAGAGTGTTATCGAGAACTGCGTTTCCTACTGGTGTACCTGCGGTCAGAGTGCCATTACCACAGATTGCCCACGCCCCCGTACCTTGGTTAGAATAGTACAGCGTTCCCCCTGAGGACCGATAATTAAAAAATGTAGTCCCATCATCTTTTGTCCAGTTGAATAGTGAGTCTACTTGCGAATTGTCGGCAGTTCCTAAATAGGTTATATATCCTGATCTTTTGGTTATGGCCCCATAAGGAGCCGCGTCAACATTAACGGATCGGATTAAATCACCCTCTTTTTGAAGAAGAGGATTGACAAATAAATTAAGACCTCCATTGGAATAGGAACGAAATTTCATGTTAGTAGGCCCCTTCGCCAGAAACGGCCTCAACAATAGTTACATATGTGGGTCCCGACTTATCTCTAGGAGTAGACTGAGTGATAAATGACGACCTGTCAGCGATGGCTTCGGAGAGCTTGGCGTTAGATAACTCGGACTTTTGATCCTTAAAGAGAGCTTGGGATAGACCGTAGTTTACGAACGATTTAGTATATGGTCTGAATGGTAATGGTAGTTCGTCTGTATCGTTGACTAAAGTTGTCCCAAATCTATAGAATTCTAGCCTGGCTGTACCTGCAGTGTCTGATGGGTTGATCTCAAAGACTGAGTCTCCGTGCCAGGCGTGGTATGGATGAGTTGAATTAAAAGACTGATTGGGGAAGATATTTTGAACCTCCATCTTTGTACTATTGTAGTAATCTACTGAGTTGGTGGTTACCCAAAGTCGTTTGACTTGCTTAAAGTCGGTGGTTGTTACCGTACCCAATCCATTGGTTCCAAAGGGAATGTCTACTGTACCCATGGCATAGCTTTGATTTATGGCAATTACTGAGTTAGTCATTTCGTCTTTCCATTCGTTAATCCAATTATCTATGATGGTGTCATTTTTAATGAACCCAGGATTCCAGAGCTTATCCTTTATTCGCTGTCTTAATGAGGCGAGTGCATAAAAGGTGAATCCGGCGGAAGTAATCCAATCTGATTCGGTAGAGTTTACCGCCAATACTGAACTTCTAAAATATGTTCTATATCCATAAGTAGACGACCCCGAAGTATCATCAAAGATTGTGTATTGGGAGTCGGCCATATAATCGATTGTTCCTGAAGTCATTGGGGTTGCTGTACCCGTAGTTCCTGCGGTTGCTCTTTCAAAAACAACTTTATTGAACTTTATCCCATATATCGGAGTATTAGATGGGTGTTCATAAAGTGTGTTTGCCGTCAAAGTGCCCGCAGTACCAGATGGGGTTGAGGCTCCCAATAACATTACTTCGGTTTGTTCCTCTCCCGTTTCCCCTATTTGAACCGCCCAAGAAGCCGAGAAGCCATTGGGATTACTCCACCGCAAGACATTAGTCCCCGAAACCTCTGGATATGATAAAAAGGCTTTGGGGGCGGTCTGGTGTAAAAGATTTCTGCTTTGAATTATCATATGATTACCACATTTTACTTGTTAGGTCTAACGTACCACTAACGGTAGCCTCAACTAATGTAACATCACTAACATCGGTAAAAGAGGGAGAGGTAGTTCCTGTTACGGTGTTTGAATGATGGACGGCTATTCTTCCTGTTGCACCGCTTCCACCGCCACCACCATATAGCCCCTGGGCTGCACCGCCACCAGCATTAGCAATTGCAACACCAGAACCTAAAGTAGCCGTTTGTACTACAAATAAATTACTTCCACCAGCACCACCACCACCACCAGAACCGTTTTGTCCAGTTCCTCCCGCTTCTCCGCTTGAACTAACCGCACCAGTTATTTGTAAATCTTTAGCAAACACGATAATTGCTCCCCCGCCCGTTCCGGCTACATTTCCATTTGTACCGAAACCTGGAGATTGAGAATTTCCCCCTGAACCACCACCACCACCAAGGGTGAAAGTTGTTAAGTCTGCTGCCCCTGTAGCGTCACCGCCCGTACCACCAGCTTGGGCTGGTCTCTGGGGGTTGTCAGACCCCGCTTGGGTTGCCGCCGTAGAACCTGCCGCACCATTCCCTCCACCACCCCCACCCGAAGAATTTTTAGCATTTGAGTTGCTTTCTTCTACTCTCCCGCCTCCTCCGCCACTACCGTTCGCAGTTGTAGCCCTTGCTGCGGCAGTTCCTGCTTGTCCAGACCCTTGTTGTCCAGTCCCATCTGACCCTGCCTGTTGAGTTCCCTTAAGATATCCCTTGGCGGCACTGGTTAGAGTTCCAGTAATCGTTGCAGATGTCTTGGCCGCAAAAGTAAAAATACCATTTATATTTCCATCCCAAGCTGGAACTGTCCAAGTTCCTGCCTGAACAGTAACGGTTGTATATTGAGGTATCTTGATAGCCTGAGCTTGTGAAGCCCCTGAATCTGTAAAGGTATAATTACTTGCAACTTGTAGGGTTAGAGTTGCAGTACCGCCACCAGAACTGACTCTGTTTATTTCCCACTGACCCGCACCCGTTCCTCCTGTTTGGTGAATCAAAAGCACATCACCATTGGCAAAAGTTGAACCTGCTGTTGTTAAAGTAGTTGAGGTTGCAGAAATAGAACAAGAGTCTTTTGTTAAAGTAGGAATTGTTGCCGAAGAATATGCTCCATCACTACCATCACCAAAGGGAAGTCCAGTAAGAACTCTGTCTATTTTTTGCCATGCGTTAAGAACGGCCATATTTATTTAACATAACCATTAGCCTGAATAGTAAGTGGGCTAATGGCGGCTGACTGTTGGAAAACTAGGGCACTCCCAGAAACAGTTTGTAATGGATTACGATAATTTCCCACCAATCCACCATTAGCATTAAAAAATAAAGTACCTAGCATCGGAAATGCTGTACCTCCAGAAGCAATCACTACATTTGAAGCAGATCCTACTGAAATGGTGATGTCCGTGAGATAAATTACCGATCCTGACACAGCAGGCTTGATTGTTCCTAAGGTGCTGGTTCCGGTACTAACTACGGTTCCCCAGGCATTAGCATTGATAAGGCCGATGGTATCTACAGTTCCTGAAATCAGATTAGTTAAAGTTCCCTTTAAAAGATCAGTGACTCTATTAATTGTGCCACCAAACTCTGCTGCGGTTGTTCCAGATCCCGTATCTAATCTGATTACCTGGGTTTGTGTTCCCCCCACCGCGGTAGCGTTTACAACAGTTTGTGTGCCCTCATTAATTGTTACTGGCATATTTAGGGTGCATAAGATGAATTAAAAGTTTGTGCCGTTGGATAAGTTAAGGCCAAGAGTAGTCCCATTGATTGTCCACGGGAAATGGTAATAGAGTAAACCTGTTCAGTTTCTTTACCCACTGTTAAATTATTTGGCTTGGCATCAAAGACTAAGATGTTGCTTGGCTTAGGGTCCAAGACTAAGTTATTCCCCGGCTTGGCATCAAAGACTAAGATGTTGCTTGGCTTAGGGTCCAAGACTAAGTTATTCCCCGGCTTGGCATCAAAGACTAAGAAATTCTTGGCCATAGTTTAACCCCATACGACCGTACATAAAGTTGTTCCGGTTGCTTCGTAGGTTAAACCTTTGCCGCACCATACCCCGACTTCGATCGACTGAGGCACACTTGTGGTAGGAAGACCAAGAGTATATACGGGCGAAGTGGCTGTAGTTCCAGCGGCCGAGGAAGAATTGTGAAAAGTAATTGAGCCAATGTAAGTACCGGGGACTAAAATACGAACTAAGTTAGTCTCTTGATTAGAAACCACAACTGTCCCTACACCTCCCGAAACCACTTTGAAATTATATCCTGCTATTGGTTGTGCCATGAAAATGAAAAAGAGGTGCTATTCGCGCCTCCTCTATCGTGTTGGTAGATATAATTTATCTACTCATTCGAGTATATTATTTGATTTCGGAATTGTCAATGGGGGCAGGACCAAGTAATTCTATTTGAAGTTGTTCATAGAATGGAATCCACTTCTCTTGGTAAATCTTGTCGATATCGAAGTTGTCTAAGATATGCTGTCGGGCAGCTTTGCCCATCACTACCCGATCAGCCTTGTATAGTTTCTCCATTTTCTCATAGAGAGAATTTACATCTGCGAAATACACAAAACCCATCGCTGGACTAAGATGTTTTCTGGCGGTTTCACACATCTCGCCCGTAACTCCAGGAATGACGTTTTCTGGCATTGAGGTGCAGTTGTTGACTATCACGGGTGTTCCGCACGATTGGGCTTCTACCGCTACCAAACCAAACCCTTCAGTTAAAGAGGGGTGTAGGAGTACGTCAAAACAATTCATTAACTTACATATCTCAGGACTACCCGTGTGGAAGACGGCCATATAAGGATCTAAATACATAATGGCGTTGTCTAGTCCTAAGTGGTGGGCGTACTGTTGAATGGGGAATCCTCCATCTGAGGGTTGGTTGGTCTGAAAGAAGAATATTGAATCTGGGTGTTTGTCGTGGAATAGCTTGAAGGCTTCTAGCGCCTCTTGCCAGCCCTTACGTGGGGGGTTCTCTTTGTTGGCTCCGATCATGCCAAATATGAACTTATCTTGTGGAAGGTTAAACTCTTTCCGACATTCCATTTTATCCATCGGTTTGAAGATGTTTGTATCTACGCCCTCTTGGATTAAGGTCGAGGTAAATCCATGTTTTTCCAGGGCTTTCTGACCAAATTTAGAGAAAGTTACGATCTTGTAAGCAAACCTGAGTTTGTCGAGTACCACAGGTGGGACTGGTTCTTGGTCAATCGGGACGTAAGGAATTAGATGATTTACTTGCTGTAAAAGTTGTGGATTGAGTGGCCAGATGTCCTGCATCGGCATCACCACATCGGCCTTCCAATGTCTGCCATGGGCGACCATTGCATCGTCGCCCAAAGGGTTGCCCATTTTGGGATAGTGCAAAATTCCTTCGTGAGTTATGGGGGTTCCCTCTAGTCCGCACCAAGCTATTTGAGATACTGGCCAACCATCTTCGTGTAGTCGTTTGAGAAGATCCCGCTGAAACACACCATAACCGGAGTTAGTCCAACCAGCATTACTTGACCACATGATTCTTAGTCGCCTGTCCTTTTTCATTTTATTAGCCCTTCAATGTAGCTAACTACCCCTGGAACGAAGCGAATACGATAATTACCCTTGTCTGGAGAGTCTGAGCCTCCCGCAAAATGTATCACAGTCAATTTACGTTCCCCCATTGGGGTTTTCATATATATACTACCGTCTTTCATATAAGCTGATGCCCAGCCTGGTTTAGCCACTAGACCGTTTAGGGTCTGGCCGTCTTCGTCGTAGCATTTGACCTTGTAGTTGTGGTAGTCGGAGCAAAGTAGTGAAAGTAGATCTTGCTCTCTAAATTGATAACCTTGGAAGTGTGGGGTCTTACACAGCCTCCACCAGTGTTCTACGAACTCTCTTGATTTCATTACTACTAGCCCACAATTATAGTAGAAGGGGCAGTCCCAGACCCGGAGAGGCAGGTCGTTGTAGACCGTACCCACATCGTAGACTTGAGGATCGTTAATAATGTGGTCTAATTTGCTGGTAATGATTTGGTCGCAATCGAATTTTATGACCGTTTCGTATTCTTTCAGTAAGTCTCTGGCAATCATGGGAGTCATGCGGTAGAACTTGTCTGGGTCTTTGATCGTGTCAAGCCATTTTTGACTCACAATTGTTAAGGGCACCTCATCCTCTGTATGGAATTTGCGTAGGGATTTAACAAATTTATCCAAGTATGGTTCGTTACTAACATCGGAAATTGTAAACGCACAGATTTTTTTCATTTTTTTGCAATAAACACATTACTGCTTTTGGTAGGCCGTACGTTAAACCCATGTGGTTCTAATAACTTACTCATTTCATCTACCCCATTATGGGCCTCTCCAACTATTGTGTCTATTCTGTTCGCGGCATAAATGAAATCCTTGGCTTTGAATATCTCTACCTCGGCTGATTCCACGTCTATTTTCAGAATATCCACATGGTCGATCTCGTTGTCCTTCATAAAGGTGGCTAGAGTTTTAGTTTCAACTGGCCCTGGCTCATTCCCACTGAAAGCATTTCCTCCGTATCCTGTAAAGGTCATGTTTCTGGTGCCGTTTTCGCCCCCGATGGCTATTTCGAATATAGATATTTTGTCTTCTAACTCAAATTCCTTTACCAGTTTCTCCATCTCTTCAAACGGGCGTGGTTCTGGTTCTACTGCATATATCTTTTTGGCTATTGGCAAACACTTAAAAGAAAATTCCCCCTCGAAAGCACCCAAGTCAATGATGGTTAATTTAGGAAAGACCTCTCCATAAATATCATCATAAAAAACTTCGTCTACGAATCTAGCTCCTGCTTTATGGTGTGCTAATATTTCCGAATAGAGATCTAGTATTCTGTTCATCGGTGGGCATAAAGAATGGTGGCATCAGCCTTAATCGGTTCGACAGTGAATCCCCTGTTCTTTAGGCCTTCAATCAGCTGGTGGGGATGGCGACCACTCCACTGATGACTTTCAATTACAATAGCATCGATTTTGTCGGCCACCTCACCAAAGGCTGTCCCACCCACTATTTCTTGTTCCGAACCTTCTACGTCAAATTTCATAAAGTCCACGTGGTCAATCTTGTTTTCTTCAAACAGAGTCTTGAAGTTGATTGCTCTGACTTTTTCTGTCCCCAGCTTAGGATCCCAGACAGCCGTGTGCAGAGAGTACATGGTGCGGTTTTCATTGTGGCCAAGGGGAAATTCTCCATCATCCATGTAAATAGCCACCTTTAAGGGAATGATCTTCCCCTCCAATTTGTTCGCCAGTATCATTGAGGTTAGGGCTTCATAGTGTTCCTGTGCGGGTTCAATGGCATAAACCTTACCGAAATCCGAAAAATAGTTAGCAGTTATGCCCACATTAGCCCCCAGGTCAATTATAGTTAGGTTTGATTTACCACCCAAAATAGGTTCGTATATTTTTTCCTTGTATATTTCTGAGAAGATATGCCCGAAGTATGAGTTTTCCAATTCTCCGTTCCAATAATATGTGACTTGCTTCATATATCTACTCTGCCCCGTCAAGCTAGACGGGGCTTTTGTAGATATTATACCACCTAGACTCTTTGACCCATGTTGGCCATTTGAGTTGCGGTTTCGGTCGGCCGATTAGCATCGTAGGTTGGTTTGTACCAAACACTAAGACTGAAGGCGGTTCCAGCCGGACTAACTGGAGCCTTGATTGCGTGTTGAACTGAATCAACAAAAGCGGCAATCGTACCACCACCAATGGTGACAGGAAGATGGTTTGCACTTGAGCTCATTAATTTGACATCTGTGGTTCCGCCAATTTTAGCGGGAAGACCAAAGATACAAGTTGTACCCGTAGTACCAACCCCGACTCTAGCGGTTCCATTGCCCACGGCTGTACCGAAGTTCAATGTACCTGCTGAGAAGTGAGCAAATACTCTAGTACCCACCACGGTTCCTCCGTTGTTGACTGCCGTGAACCCGAAGACTTCATTTATAGAACCACCAAATTGGTTAGTTCCATAAAGAGTCAAAGTTCCGGCCATACCTGCTCCGGTTCCTGCAAGAGCAAACTCTACGTTGCGAGGATAGCCTGCAATGGCATTAACGAACACGAGTGTACCAGTTGCGGCCGTACCGGCCACTGGAAATGTCCCTACCCAAGTAGGTGAAGTTGTCGGATTGGTGATGCTATACACCTCATACCGATCATTTTCCTCTGGGGTGACTTTGTAGCCACTAAAGGCCATTTCTGGAAATCTATTTTTTAATCCAATACCCATATATTTATTGAGAGGGTTTTTCTAACGACCCTCTATTTTTGCTCACGTCCTTTCGATTTTGAAAGTATTTTGCTAGCTTTACTCTTTGAATGGGATTTAAGCCCAAGACGGCGCAGTAGTGCCGAAATGACATCCGTTTCGGGCTTATTCCATATTTTGGTATATTTCTTCTCATTCATAATATTATACGATGATGTTGGGATTGATCCTTCGAAACATATCTAATCTGTCTTGTAATTCAGCTGCAATTTGTTTACCCCTTAAGTGGGTCATCCACTTTCGGCCTAGGTACTTATCAATAGGTTTGTTGCTGCCCCTCATTGAGGTGACCCACGACCCTAAGGCCTCATTACGCTCACCTAGTCCCTCTTTAAATATTTCTGCCTTTTTCTTGCGCATGGCCTCATATTTAATCATGGTTGCGGCGATGACGGCCTTGTTGCGGGCGGGAGAAAAGCCAGGATCTCCTCCCTCTAAGAAGAATTTTTGGTCATCCTTGGCTGTAAACTTTTTGTTTACCATGAGGACGAGGTGAGACTTGAACTCACTGAGCGCCTGTCTCGTCCATTCGTAGCTTTTATTATAACTAGTACGGTCAAAAGCTACGACCAAAACCCGTTTAGGTCATCCTAGTTTTTGTACTTCCCGACCATTGGAGGCTGGTGCCAAACAAATTACGTTTGCGAACCATACCATCGTTGCCTGATAGGAAATCTTGTTAGCTAAGCGAAGCATCGCGTTGCTGTTTGGATCTTCCAACCAAGTTAGATCATCCACTTGAGTCAGTGTCCAACTATCTAAATTGATAATTAGAACTTCCCCATCTGGAACGTCATAGTCTAAGAATACACCGACCCTGCCTGCACCTGCAGCAAACTCTAATCCCGTCCAACCTCCCAAGAGATCGGTCTCATTAACTGTTCTTCGTAAAGAAGTCAGTAAGTCGCCGTATTTCTTGTAAAGAGTTTTGTTGACGAAAATAGCGTATTGGTCACCCATTTGACCAAATTCCCTAGCAGTTAGATACGAACTCTCCATTCTGGAAAGCGTAAGTGCTTCGGAAACTGAACCAAAAGCGGGTGCCCATCCGACTGTCGATCTTGCCACACCTGCGTACGTTGAGGTACCGGTTGAGGAAGAAAGAGCCTGACGGATACCACCGAACTCCATAGTACCAAAACCTTGCCCAGAACCATCCAATAGACCGATTGAGTCATTGGCGGCGGTAACAATTGCGGCAGAAACGACAATAGAAGTACCCGTTGTTGAAACGATAGTACCTACTGCAGCTGCGGCTGTTCCAACCCCAATAACCATTCCTGGAGCTAGATATTTGGTCGGAGAGAGATCTCCGTTGACAGTACCATAGTTGTCGATTGAACGGCCATCGTCCAAGTTGGAATCACGAGGCATGACACCGATTGTGCCGACACCTACTGAACCACCTGAAGCGAGAACCTGACAAACGATACCTGAACCGTCACCATAAAGTTGTCTGTTTGCTGAACGTGAGAAGTCAGAAGCCAAAGATGTTGCCTGAAAAGTCAGTGCATTTTCCACTGCACTCTTCGAGGATTTGGTCGCATCGATAGCTAACTTAGAGATATCGAACGCACCAGTCATTGTCTTAACTCCGACCGAAGCTTGAGCCAATCCGGCAGTTCCAGAAACAGTTGAATTCCCATCGTTGGCTAAGTTTGTGACTCCGCCATGACGAGTTGAGCGCATAGGGGCGTAGAAGTTGTTGTTTAAGAACGTCACACCACTATTTCTCTTCATTTGATCCAAAAGGATCGTCTGTTTTGGAAAATTATCACGGATATACGGCAAAAGGATATTGTGTAGAGCAGAACTAAAATCCGATAAAATTACTCCCATATATTTTTAATATTTCACACTCCTTTCTTTCCACGTTTTAGCCCCACTTATGGGTATAAATAGGGCTAAGGACAAACGTGGGTTCATACTATGAACCGGTTAATGCTTCGGATACTAACCTGCCGAGTTCATCTTGTTTCATGCCCCTGAATACAATGGGTTTGGGTTCTTTTGCTCCGGCGGTGGAACTGTCGATGGTGGTGAGTCCTGATGGTCGAGCTTTCTTGGTTTGCTCTTCTTTCCACTTATCTAGTTCCGGCTCATACATACTCTTGTATGCCAGGGCGGGGTTTTTAATTCCCGTCTCTTGCATGTGAGTCAATAAGGCCTCCACGGTTGTCTGAGGTTTACCTAGGGCCTTCGAATCAGTTACTACTGAGTTCGTGTCTTCTAGGAGCTTTTCTGCACTTCTACGTTGAACATAGAGGTTATCAAAGTCCTCTTGAAACATGATTCCTAGCTCCCGTCCCTGTTTACGGGCTATTTGTTTGGTTTCTTCAGGATCGAGGGGCTGGTTTGTGGCCACTTTCTGCTCGGTTTTGGCCTGTTCCCGTTCTGCTAGTCTGGTTTCTAGGTCTTGAATCTTCTGGGTAGCCTTGGTGTACTCCGGCCACACTCTGTCTATTTTGGTCTTGTACTTTTCCTCGGCCTCAGCTCCGATCTTGCCTAGGTTGACTAACTTATCTAATTCGGCCTGACTGTATTCAGTCTCCCCGACTTTGATTTTGTCTTCAACTATTGGTTCTATGGCGGTATCTTCCACTTTTGTTTCCTCCTGGAAAAAATTAACGTTGTCTGCCATGTTTTAATCACATCCTTTCTTCATTCACTCTTGTGAGTGTTGTAAGTCGCTTGGACAAATAAAAAAGGGCCAAGCTATTTGCTTGACCCTCTATTCGTCCTGCGTGGCACACCTATTTGTGTACTATAAGTAGTATATCACGAAAGTCAAAACCCTGCCCCCAAGAGAGTTTTATAACCAACAATATTCGAAGAGGACCCTGCCGCCGCCGTTGTAAAACTTCTTGTAGTAGCCCAAGCACCGTAAGTATTACTTCCCAAGGGGTCTGTTCCTCTTACTCTCCAGTAATAAACTGTAGAAGCGGTAAGAATATTCCCTGCTTGGACTGTATACGTTACCTGATTTCCTGATGGCCAGGGATGAGGGTCGCCCGTACCTGTAAAAGTAGCGTCTGGTGTAACGGAGAGTTTGGAGAGTAACGGGGTCCCAATTGTAGGAGTCCATGTGCCACCAGCAGTAAAGGTCCAATAATCATAAGTACCATCTGAGGTCTTAGTTCCTCCTGTTGCACTTGTAACAACTCCCAATAATGCTCGTATGACAACTTTTCCGTCAGCCCCTGCACTGCCTGAGTTTTGCCAATCTCCAGCACCGCCACCACCTCCTGGGACAGTACCAACTTGACCAGTAGTACCAGAAGAATTACCACCAGCACCCCCATCAGGAGTACCACCTGCACCACCAGTCGCACCTGAGCCATTAGACCCTGCAGCTGTAGATCCTCCACTTCCTCCTCCACCCCCACCAGCTTGGCTACTACTACCAGCCGCACCCGTTCCTCCATTATACTTATCATCTCCTGTTGAAGCCGTAGCCAAACCACCTGTCCCTGAGTTCCCTCCAGAATTTCCGCCTTTTGCAACTACGGTAGTTGTGGCAAATGTAGAGTCGCCTCCATTAACCCCTCCACCTGGAGGGTTTCCAGCAGCACCACCAGCACCACCAGCACCAACAGCAATAGAATAACCAGTTGCATTACTAGCAGAAACAGTCTTGCCAGCAAACGCACCGCCGCCGCCGCCACGACCCTGAGTCAGGGTAGTATTATTACTACCTTGAGCACCGCCACCAGCACCCCATGTCATAACATAAACATTACCTGCACCAACTTGACTATCAAATGTATTCACCGTATCTACCTGTACGTTATATTCAATCTCGTCACTCTCTGCATCTGTTCCTGTAAAGAGTAGGTCTGGGGTAGTAGAAACTCCTGTTGCTACATCTGCTGGGGTATTAAGAGCTACTGCAGGAGGTGTCTTTTCCTGATATAAAATCTTGACACCGTTATAGGTTATAGCCGAGGAAAGACTATCTGTTACTTTTACAGCCACTGCGGAGCCACCAGGAACACTGTAAGGTTCAGGAAGAAATATTGTTTGGGAAGGGGCTTGATAGTAACCAACTGCTGTATCTGACCTTTGAGTGTATGGAATTTGAACTTTTGTTGTACCACCAATGGTAATATCAAAAAGTATTTCCTGAGTAGCATCTACTGTGGGAATATTAGTTACTTGGAATTGAAGCCCGATAATGTTTATTCCAACACCAAGAGAGGCGGAGGCTGTAACAGCAGTCCCGTAAGTCCACGCAGTAGCCGATGAGTCTGGTGCGAGTCCTGTTGCTGCTGCTGGAAGCGATAAGATTTGATTTGCGGCCATAGTATTTTAACTACGCCATCTGGTACAAAATCTTGATTCCAGTTAGCGTGTTGCTTGTAGTTGCCAACGAGTACGCTACCCTGACAGAAAGCCTTGTATCAGCCGCAACCAATTTTGGTTCAGGAAGAATGACCATATTAGACGGAACATATCCAACTAAAGTATCTCCACGAACACTGCAAGGAATTTGTGCGATTAAAACTTCAGCCGAGACTGCCCCCGTTGCAATTTCAATAATCCACTCATACGTTGTATCGGCTGCAGCAACTGGTGTGTGCCAAGCCCAAGTAATACCAGCTAAGTAAAAAGTCGATACAATCGTTGTTACAGGTACGACTTCTGTATAAGCACTATAAGACCAAGCTACACCACCTGATGAAGCCCTTGAAATACCTGCTGCTGCTGCTGGGTATGATAAATATCTGTTTGTTGTGCTAGCCATAGGTTAAATCTCAAGCCATAGACGGCCTGAAAGTATTCTACCAATATTTACTTGCGAAACTCTATACATATCTGCTATTTTTTGCTGTGTTATTCCTGTTTTAAATATCGCTATGTTAGACATATGTTTATGGACTCACCCAATAATTAACCGTAAAACTTGCGGTTCCAGCTCCGTTTAAGAAATAAGCCAAAGTACCATTTGCGGGAGTAGCAATTACTGGATTAAAGTCACGGGCAATACCTCCGCCGGCAGGGAAGAACCCTCTGGCATATACTCCTGCCCCCGTAGAGCCTGCTACATTATTCGAGATACCACAATCCACCGTTCCCGTGTGACAGACAACCGAAAGTCCAGCTAGATAAAGAATTGTCCCTGCCCCTACGGGAGCCACTAAAGTACCCCAGAAGGCTGCCCCAGCCGTTCCCAGAGTATGAGCAGACAATAACGTACTTCCCGATGGAGTAGCGTTTATCTTTACCGTTCCCAAGGTGAGGACAGACACCACTCCTACACCAATCGTAGTTCCCGAAGACTGCAAGGTGCCTGTCAGTATGTTTATGCTTCCATTGGTTAAGTTTGAGACAACCCCAACTCCCGTAGTAGTACCAGAACTTTGGAGAGTACCAGTCAATATATTTATTGACCCATTGGTTAGATTAGAAACAACTCCGACTCCAGTGGTTGTTCCTGAACTAGCGATGGTTCCAGTAACGATATTGTTTACTACCCCGACCGTACCCAAGGTTTGTTGGGTACCTGCTACGATGGTTGTAATAGTCCCTGTATTTAGAGCTAGGGTAGTTGTAATTGTTCCTGACTCTATAGTTCCGATATTACCAATTCTGGTTACAATTCCTACTCCAGGGATGGTTCCCACTGTCCCCAGGGTATTTTGGGTTCCAGCAATGATTGTAGTAATGGTTCCTGTATTTAGGGTTAGGCCTGATAAGTCTTGAACATACATGGCTCCCGTGGCAGGATTGGCTCCAATGGGAATTACCTGGGCGGTACCTTTTGTGTCAGCAGTTCCCTGGGTACCAACTACCCCCGTAAGTGAGGGGTTTTGGTTTTCGTCAAAATGAGCGCCAAATGCAGACATATTATCTTTTTATCAAACCTCGGCCCTTAACAAAGACTCCCTTTTTGAATCTGGCTTCTTGAGGGCTTACTGGTTTATTGCGCATGTCGTCTAATATCTTTTGTGGTCCGACCTGAGGTTTTCCGCCTTCGACTACCGCCCCCAAGGAGCTTGGAGCCTTCTTAACCAAGTACAATCTCTCACTCTTTCCCCCTTCAATGGTTTTGACTAATTCAGATTGTAGGCCTTTGGTTCTAAGAAACTCACTAAAATCCTTATCGAACTGATATAAATGTTGCCATGAATCAGTTGGGTCGAATAATAGTGTTAGATCTAACTTAACCATTGTTACTCCTCGCCGCTTGCGCCTTGATCTGTCTCGCCTTAATTGCGACTTCTGTGGCCTTGATGGTCTGATCTACCTCAGCGGGACTTTGCTCTGTTGATGGAACTAGCCCTGCGTTAGCTTCCATTTGGCGACGTATATCTGGCGGCGCATCCTTATATGGAATAGGTGCGAGCTCAGGGTTGTCTGGGACTTCTTGTAGGGCCTTAATGTTGTCGGCTACTCCAGATTCTTTAAGGACTTCTGCCGCTGCCACCTTGTTCTCATTTATCCGCATTTCCTCGTCAGGTAAGATCTTGTTAGTTATCAGGTCTTTCATAACCTCCATCACGGCCACTTTAATGGCTTGGATCTGAGAATCAGCGAGGTTGCCTTCAGTACCATTTATGGCTTCCATGAATTCACCTGTAGATCCAAACTGATAGACCTCTAAGAACTTCTGAATGACTACTTTGACTGATTCGGGGGGCAGATATCCCATTTGGGCAAAGGTAATCATTCTGTCAATGAGATTTAACATAGAGGACTTCTGTCCTTCCTTGGTGTAGGCTATCCCAGCTTCAACCTCGATATTTACCTTGGCGTTTTTATTGACAAGAACAACTCCTTCAGGAATTTTCATTCCCAGACCTTGGAGTTTCTGGGCCGCACCAGCTCCCATGACATCAAAGTTTTGAGTTACGCCTTTATCCTGATAGGTTTCTTCGTGAGCTTTTACGAAGTGGTTATCGGCGATATCTAACATCTTTTCAGCGATTCTCTTCACTGTTTGTCTCAATCTTCGGGTCGAAATTATTAGTTGAGCATATTCACTCTCTTTTAGGCTTTCTATGGCTGAATTAGCGTGTACACCAGGTGGTAATTTACCTAGTGTGCTAGTAGTTACACCCTGTTCTTCGATAAAGGATTCTAAGAGATTGATTAGGGCGAATGGATATGAAGGGATAGGGGCCATTTGGGCTTGTTCAGGCTTCGTACCGGAATATTCGACTATTTGTGCCCCAGAACTGTTATTTATTTCAAATTGCTCTCCCTGACGCTTCATCCAGATACCCGCGATCATGGTATTGGTGATTCTCTCCAACCTAGATACGATCAGATCGAGCGATCTATTAGCAGGGATAAATCTTTCAATTAGGGGTACTTGGTAGATCGGACCTGGTTCCATGCGGAATTCTACAAAGGGGTAATCTGGTAAGTTAAGATAGGTGTCTCTCAACCATATCCCACCAGCGGCGAACACCTGTCTAATTACTTTGTCACCCTTTTTCTTGCCTTGGAGAATCTCCGCCCCATCCTCTTGTTGGCTGATGCGGTAGATGTTGTCATTGTTTAAGTATTCTTTGATATAGGCTTCTTTAAGCACAACCGTAGGAACTCGATTCCGTGACATTTGTCCACCGAAATTGGCCTTCATGTAGGCTTCTTTTATTTCACTTGAGGCCTGTTTGTTGTCGGCGGTCAGTTTCTTTACCTGGTCTTGGTCAAAGTCCTCATTGGCTTGGATTTCACTGATAAGCTGGGCTGCAGTCTTGATGACGAAAGGCGAATCATATATTTCATTCAAGTTACCCATAAGATAGATGTCGAAGGAATCATAGACTTGGGTTCTGATTTTTTCTTCCACAGGATCAGGCCAGATTTGCATGAAAGATACGGAATGCTTACCCGTCAAAATTGCCATCTGGCCCAGTTTCTCAATTATCCCCTGTTCCTCGAATTCATTATGTAACCACCAGCCACATTTTTTGGCATCATCGACAGCCTGTTTTTCGGCTTCTTGTAGGCCTGGATTGGGTATCATGACCATTTGGCCAGTTCTGGGGTCTTGCTGGGGGGTAGGGGGGAATTGACCCGGCCTAACTCTCTTTGGATAGACTACGGGGGTAGGAACCTGAGAAATCAGTAAGTTGGCTACTCCCCGAATCTGGCGTGAGGCCTTGGGGATAGACCGTTGCGGAGCGTAGAGACTAGTCCGTTCTGATTGGTCGACGATTTTATTCGTAGTCCTACTGATATGTCTGGAGTGGTGACCGTCATCAAAAAAATTGTTGTCATACCATCTGCGCTCGTGAGTTTTACGGGAGTCTTCAGCGGTGTGGATCAATTCTTCTACTACCTGACCAATATCTCTAGTTAAGACTAAGTTGGTGGATAAATCTGTTAAGTCGGCCATTATTGTCCTTTCAAGATTCTATTTTCGAACTCTTCGTCACTTAATTCACTCTCAGCCACCCAATCCGAAGGCATCTTGGGTTCTTCTACGGGCTTAATCTTGTCTACTGTTTCGAGGATGGCTAATTCTTGGGCATCCTTGGCGATTACTGCGTTTACCAACTTGGAGCGTTCATCCTTACTTTGTTTAAGAACAAGAGCAATTAGAACAGATTGTCCTAATACAAGTAGCCCCAATATAATTTCGGTCATACAATTATATGTCGCGCCAAATAATAGTTCTCAAAAGGGTTGGCGTACTTGTAGTCCCCTGCTAAGTACGATTTCTCACTCAGATTCTTGAAGAAGGCGTAGTTTCTTTTTACGATCTTAATGATGATCGGGACTTCGTTTACAGTATACCTAATCGAGGAGTCGTCCACAAGGGCTTGAGGTCTGAGGGTTTTAATCATCTCCAGTGTAGATTGGGCCAATTCTTGCTTCCTGAGTCCCATACACACTGCTGTATCTTCGAGGGGGAGGTCGTAGACTACACATCTGGCAATATCTCCCATGACAAAGGCTGGTGCTAAGCAGCGATCCATTAAGTCTTCGACATCTCTGAGGGCTACCCAGAGCTGACCGTGACTAAATTTCTTCGTTTGATTCCCATCCGTCATTTCGTTCATAAGCTCTCTTTTGTTTTGCATATTCCTGCCGGATAGGGTTATTTTTTATTGGCCTGACCGGTGGAATAACTGGTAATAATGATAACACACTCAGTCCATGAGACATAACAATGTCGTCGTGGTAGCCACTGGGAGCACTGTAGGTAATTTTACCCGTAAAACCGATCTTGTAAGAAAAATTATCAAATTCAAACAAACTATCCTCAATATTCAGAATTCTGATGGTTTTCTGGTTAATATACATTCGCAGTTTGTCCACTAACTCTCTTTTTGACTCCTGGGTGAATCTAAAAGGCTCCACGGGGACACCTTCACTCTGTAAATCGTCAGAAATAGGATCTCCAAGGCCCGTAGCGTCCAAATAGACGACAGCATACTTATAATAATCGGAAACCTGTTTAACCCGCATCTTCTGCTGTGGCCATTCCAAACTTTGAAATCTATCCTGATAGACCTGACAGTTATTACCTCGGTCATAAACAGTAATCACTGTCCAATCCTGAACTTTAGCTAAATCTACTCCCATGACGTACGTGTGTCCGTCTAGTGGGGGTTTAGGTTCAGCGGTGGCGATATCTCTCACCCCCCTAAACACCTGACCCTGACCCTCTAGCCAATTACATTCCCACTCTTGTCCATAGAGATCCTCTGACATGGTTTTCTGAGACTCGGATAATTGAGAATCGGGGATAATTCCAGAAGAAGAAGCCTTCAGTAACCAGCTCCCCCATTCCCTGTGGCCCGTCAATCCCCTTAAATAGAAATCATACAAATGATTCTTGCCTTTAGGAGTCCCGATAAACCACGCCCAGCCGTTATTTGCCCGCAAAATAGGTTCAACAACTTCCCAAGTCTCCGCCTTCATGGTGGCGTACTCATCGAAAACTACCCCCATAGGATTAGCTCCTCTGAGAGTATCAGGATCATCTGCGGATTTAAGCTGAATTAAACTCCCATTATTCAAATAAACCACCATTTCAGATTCATTAGTCTTCCTAATAAAATCCTTGGGAATAATTGAAAACAACATGGTTGGGTCTCGCCACACCGCGTCCTTAGCCCCACCAAAAGTAGGATTGACATACCAATACACACCCACCCTAAGTAACGCCTGTCTAGTAAGTTCATACAAAGCGGTGGTGGTCTTCCTGGCGCGCCTATGCCACACAAGAACCTTAAATCTCTGATTAGAGCCAAACATAGCCTCTTGCTGGTGAGGAGCTAACCTCTTAAGAGGAGGATAGGCATTCTCTGGTACGGAGTTAGGAGTTAAATTATCAACCTTAGGTACAGAGAATTTACCAGGAGGTCTTTTTCCCATAAATAGATTATATAACAATCAATAGCGGTATCTTTAATTCTTCTGTTAGCTCGTTAAGCTGGTC